CGACCGAGAAAGGGCGCAGCCCGACGCCCTCTGGCATGAACTCCACCGCGGTGTAGGTCTCGTCGCTGACGGGCTTTGAGGCCGGGCCGATGCGCCAGTTCCACGGTAGACCGAGATCGGCCTCGCCGATGGGCAGCGGGGCCAGTGTCGTATCCAGCACCACAACGCGCGCGCCTGCCGACACAACGCTGGCGATGGCGCCTTCCGTGCCGCGCTGGCCCCGCAGCAACCGGGTCAGGCGGTACCGGCCCGGCGCTATCAATTCCGCGGCCCCGGCCTGAACGATCTCCCATTGCCCAGCGCCGGTCTCGACGGCCAGCGCATTGGCCCCGCCAAAGAGGACGAGATCGGTGACGCCCTCCAGCGAGCCCGAATGGAGATCGACCAGCAGCGCATTGCCCAGATCGAAGCGCGCCACCGGCCCCGCATGCAAATCCGCCGCCAGCACACCCATGCGTGCCCGCGTGCCAAATGTGGTCAGCAGCGCAAATCCCTCTGTTGCCGCACTTCGGTAGACGGCGATCTCACCCGGCCATGGGCTGGCATGGGCCGCGACCAAGGGCCGGTGTGCGGGCTGGTCCTCACGCAGCTGCGGCAGATCCATGAGTATGATCTCAGGCGCGCCGAAGACCGTCGGTGTCGCGAGCGTGGTGGGGCGCCGCTCGCCGGGTGGCAGGTCATAGACGGCGCGATCCTGCCGCACGGCGTCAATGCTGCGCAGGTCGGAGTCGGCGATGGACGCCAGGCGCATCTCGGTCAGGCGGCCATCGTGATCGAGCAGGATCACGTCAGCCGGATCCAGCGCCAGACGCGAGGGCGGCAGACGGAACGCCGCAGTTTCGCGGCCAACCCAGGCCTCCATCAGGGCGCGGCGGCAGCGGCGCTCGGCTGCCTCGGGCGGGATTGCCATGGGAAAGGACTCGGCGGCGATGCGGGCCGTGTCCACGGTGATGCGCCGGGCCTCCACCTGTGCCGCGTCGTAGTCTTCGTCGGCCCGCGCGATCCGCCATTTGAGGGCCTGGGGCAGTTCGGATTCCTGCGCGCGGGTGAGCTCCATCACATCGCCCTCTGCGGCGGAGGACGCCACCATGCCGTCGGGGGTGATCGTCGCACCGGCAATCCGGCCGCGCATCAGGAACCGGATGCGGCCTTCGCTCTCCACCGCATCGAACCCGAAATGCCGCGCCAGGGTACCGAGCGAGGCGCGCGGTGCCTCCAGTGCCGAAATCACATAGCCCTCGACCGCCCCCCAGAGGGTGGAGACGTCGATCTGTGCCTCGGGCAGCCCCGCCCGCAGGCAGAGATGGCGCACGAGGGCTGCCAGCGACACCGCCCCCAGCCGTCCGGTCAGCCAGTGGCCCAGTCGCCAGTTCGGGCCGTCGGTCCAGACGTCGGCGAGTTCCGGAAAGAACGGATAGGGGCGCGCATCCCAGGTCCAGGCCGCGCACTCGGGCAGATGCACCATGGGTGCGCCGTAGGCCAACGAGACCGGGTTGTTCGCCTCGGCACCCCAGAACAGATAGGTCGCCTCGAGATACGCCCGCGGGATCGCATCGTCGCGCCAGCCGCGCGAGAAATGCGGCGTCTCGCTCTCGGAGGACTTCGGGTCGAAGAACACATTCGGCTGGTTGGTGCCGCGGTCAATCGCCGGGCAGCCCAGTTCGGTGAACCAGATCGGCTTGGACTGCGGCACCCACGCGGTCGGCGTGCCGCTCTCGATGCCGCCGGGTCGGTCAAAATGCGCATTTTGCCACCAGGCGTGCAGATCCTTGAAGCGGAACACCCATGGCTTGTCCGCGCTGCCATCTGTAATCGGCGTCCGGATCTGCGCCGCGCGGTCGACGGTGCTGGCATAGAACCAGTCAAACCCTTCGCCGCCGGTGATGTTGGATTGCAGATAGCTCCGATCATAGATTACCGGGGCAAGTGCTGCATCGGCATGCTCAAACCCGTCGCGCCAGTCCGAGAGCGGCATGTAGTTATCAATGCCGATGAAGGTGATGCTCGGATCCGCCCAGAGCGGATCGAGGTGGAAATAGACATCGCCCGATCCATCGCTGGGCTGATGCCCGAAGTATTCCGACCAGTCGGCGGCATAGCTGATTGCGGTGCTCGCGCCGAGGATCGCGCCAACATCAGCAGCAAGGGATTTGAACGCGGTGACGGCGGGATAGGTCGCGGCCCCGCTCCGGATCGTGGTCAGACCGGGCATCTCCGAGCCGATCAGGAAGGCATCGACGCCCCCGGCAGCTTTGCATAGATGCGCGTAATGCAGCACCATCCGGCGCAGCCCCCAGTCCTCCACGGGCCCGGCCCAGCTCACAGCATCCCCGGACAGGCTGAAACTGGCGGGACTAGCCGCGCCGAAGAAGGCCGCGACCTGTGTTGAAGCGGCGCTGGTCTGGTCGACGCTTCCGGCAAAGCCTGCCGCAGGCGAAGCGGTGATCCGCCCCCGCCAGGGAAAAGCTGGCTGGCCCGTCTCCGCTTCATTGTCGGAATACGGGTCGGGCAGGGTGTTGCCGGGGGGCACATCCATCAAGAGGAAGGGGTAAAAGGTGACGCGCAGCCCGCGCGCGCGGATCTCCCGGATTGCCTGAACCACCGCGAAATCCGCCGGTGTGCCGCCAAAGATCGGGCGGTCGTCGCTGTCGCGGCTGACGAGATGCGCAGCCGCCCGCGCCACGCCATTCACGGACCAGGCGACGGGCGAGGTGGTCTTGACCGGCAGCTCCACACCGGGCCGGATCCTGCAGTGCCCGGCCCGCAGGTCATCGCCGAACCAGGCCACCACGAGGCTGACGCTTTCAATGCCCGGGACCGAGGCCTGCAGCCGGTCGAGTGCCACGACGATATCGGCGTTGTCGGAAATCGCATTCAGGTTCTCGGCGCGGGTGGCGCCGCCCGGGCCGGAGAGCCGCCGGACAGGTTGGGTGGCGTAGATGAACTCGCCCGAGGCCGGGATCATCGTGACAGCCTTGACCAGCCCTTCGGCCGTGTCGGGATCGGCCAGCGGGCGGAAGACCTCGAAGGAAAGCTGCGGCAGGCGGTTGCCAAAGGCGGAGAGCGCCAGTTCCTCGAACACCACATAGGCGGTGCCGCGATAGGCGGGCGTTTGGCCTGCCCCCATTCTGGCGGAAATGAACGGATCGGGCTCCTGCGCCTCGTCGCCGGGATACCAGCGCCAGGTCACGCCCGAGAGATCCATCGGCTTGCCATCGGCCCAGATGCGCCCCACACCTGTCACTTCGCCCTCCGAGAGCGCTACGGCGAAGGAGGCAAAGTAGAGAAACTCCGTGGTGGTGACCTTGGGCCCGCTTCCCTTGCCGCCGCCCTGGCGGCTGGTCTTGGTCTCCTCGCGGAAATCCGTGGCCCAGATGATGTTGCCGCCGATGCGCATGCGCCCGAAGAGGCGCGGGATCACCGCGCCTTCGGTCGAGGAGGTGATGCGCAGACTGTCGAGGCGCTGGCCTTCGATCCGCTGGGCGGGGGCGAGCGACGAGACGATCCAGTTGTCGACCACCGAGCCGATGCTGGAGCCGACAAAGCCGCCGATGGTGGCGGCACTGACGCCGAGAATGGTACCGCCGATGCTGCCGCCAATCGCGGTGCCGACGGCGCCGAGAACCAATGTTGCCATGGGGGAGGACTCAGGGTTTGGGAAAGAGAAAGGCGAAGGCGATGCGCCGCCGCCACGCGGGGGTGAGCGCTTGCTCGATCACGCCAGGGCGCTCACAGGCATGGATGAAGCGATCGTGTGCGGTCAGGATCCCGACATGTTTGGCGATGGCGCGGGGCATCATTCGAAACAGAACCAGCGCACCGGGTGGGGCGTCGGCGGGTACTGTTTCCATCATCATCTGGCGCGCCCCCTCGGCCAGCACTTCATACGGCCCGGTCTCACCCCAGTCCCGGCTGTAGGGCGGAATCGGGAAGGGCTCGTCCCCCACCACCTCGCGCCAGACGCCGCGCGCGAGCCCCAGACAATCGCAGCCGACACCGCAGAGGCTCGCCTGATCATGATAGGGTGTGCCCAACCAGCAACGCGCGGCGGCAATGACGCGGGCCGGATCGGCGACAGATGGCTGGGGTGCGGTCACAGCACCTCTCCCTCATGGCTCGTGCCCGGCGACGCATAGCGAAGAACTGTGTCCTGCCCCGGAATGTGCGGAAAGCCGCGGAAGTTCACGACATTGGCGAACTTGCCCGTGCAGGTGGCGATACGCTTGTCGCAGCCGGCGCGCGCAACAAAGCTGTCACCCTCAGTGATGGCGCGGACCGGCGCTTCCAGCAGGGTCAGGCTCGCGCTGCTGCCCGCCAGCTCATGGCCCAGAACTTCCGCGATGCGCCCGGCATTGGCCCCGCTGGTCCAGGTGAGGGTGCCAGAGGCGAACCAACCCGCCTCAAACCCGGCCAGATCCGAGGCCCGGAAGGCGCGGTCACGCAGCAGTTCGGTGATCACGCCGGTCCCCCTGTAGACGGCGTTCTCCAGATCGATCCCGCAGCGCGCATCGCCAAGTTCCGCATCGCACCCCGCCTGAAACGTCCGCCCGACGGTCTGGCCGAGGAGATGCGCGAGGCTTCGCACTTCCGCGACGAAGGCCATGCGGCCACGCCGGATCTGGCCCACCGCCCCGCGCCGCAGGAGCACGCGCTGACTTGTGTCACCCCAATTGACCCGCCAGAGTTCGACCTGCGCATTGTCCCAGCGCCCGTCGAGGATGTCGCTCTCGGTGATCCGATCCGAGCTCAGCACGCCCTCCGCATCCTGCGCATCGACCGCCAGATCGGAACCGGCGCGGATCTCCGAGGCGGCAAACCCGCTTTCGGGTTCAAAATCTGTGCCATCAAACGCCAGCGCACGATCATGATCGGTGAAGCCCAACGCCACACCATCGCTGCGCGAAATCCGCCAGCACCAG